GTGTAATAGAGGTTGAACTTACCCTTGGCATGATCAATAAATCCCGGGCCGTAATGGCCCGTGATCATAGCCAGGAATAGAGAACACGTTTCTTCAAGAGTAAACTTAAGGGATCAGCCCTTCTCCATTGAGAGTAGGACCCCCCTAAGGATAGTGGTGTAGTGTTTATCACTAAACGCGAGGAGCGGGAAAGGAGTTACCTCCTCCCCGTCCCGGAACCACCTCTTGGCAAACTCGAACGTATCTTTCGATACGTGAGTCTTGAACGGAGAAATATCCACACCCAGTTTACTAAGGATGGACTTATACTCCTGGGCGAGACGATCGTCACAAATCACGACGTCGTCACCAAGGATACAGTACTTATTTCGCACAGGGACCTTCGCATTAGCTCCAGCCTGGTACATCACTAGGTGGTGTGCCAGTGAGAAAATCGATCACGAACTGAGGAAACCTATTGGTTGCCCCACAGTGTATCGAACTTCTCCACTCTTATGGGTGAATGTAGGAGAAACGAGTTTCTCCCAGGCATCACCATAAGTTTTACCGAAGAGGGACCTGACTATTTTAGTCTGAAAAGCGAGAGGGAAGCGATCGGTTGCCGCTGTTAGATCGAGAGATAAATAGTGGTGGCCGGGTTCTTTCACAAGGACCTTTATCGCTTTCCCCTGGTCATAGGTACAATCCTCAGGGATTCCCCTGAGGGCCCTTATGGCCCAAGTATGGATAGGATTGAGTGCAGTCTGCACCCAGTAGCTACCCATAGCAATGTTCCGAGACTTACCTTCTTTATCAGGAATGGTAGTGATCTTGGCATGGTACGGTCTCTTATCCGTACCAATGTTAAACAGTGCCTTTACAGAGCTAAAGTAGGGGTCTCCTTCACCGGAAAGGTGGGAGCCGAACTGACGGACCTGATTGATGGTACTTTCTCCAAGTATAACCGTCATGGCCTCTATGATATCTTCTGTGAGGAGTTTAATCTCTTCATAGCAGGTTGTCAGAGAGTGTCCAGTTGGACCATTCTTGGTAGTAAAGATCCAAGGGTTGTCTTTGGGAACAGGAAGGAAATCCTTCCTTATCTTAAGAACTCTCTTCCTGAAACGAGTAAATACTTTCTCGTCTCAGTCGGATTCGACTCAGCTACCTTTGTATTCATCGGTAATTGACTCGATCCCTAGATCCTTACCACCAGGAATGGCTCTAGTGATTGTGAGGATAGTTAGGACAACTGAGCACCGGTGATCTCACCGGGACTCAAGTTCGAAATCCTCAAGAATCCAGGGTATACCCTGGATCTTTTTGGATA